AAATAAAATTATGTAAACTAATTATGTAAACTCCCCAAGGTTAACATAAAATAGTAAACATAAATAGTTAAAAATACTGTAACAAAAATGTAATATTAAATTATACTAAAAACTATTGACATATGATCTGTATTTGGTATAATGTAACTATCAACAGGGAACAGAAAAACAAATGGCAACTGATCTGTAACCTGTAACTTCTATTCTAACAATAGAAAACATAAACTAAAAAATGGATGTAAGGGGTTGGGAAAATTGCAATCTGTCGATTGTAACAGGTAAATTACAAACCGTAAATTGTAATAGGTACATACAAGCCTTAAATTGTATCAAAAATATCATATAGCAGGGTTGCAACCTAAATAGCAAGAAAGGAAGAAGAACAATGGAAAATCAAAGAAAGTATGAAGCAGTAATTAAAGAAAAGAAAGGAACATGTAACGAAACACTATTCGAAAAAATGGCAAAAAACGGAGATATAACAGCAACAAAAGTAAGCGAATTATTAGGAGCAGAGGTAACAATAGTAGGATATGCAGAATGTGAAATAACAACAGAGGAAAAGACATTCACAATTAATTATTTTGATACAGAAGAATATGGATTAATTTCATCTGGTAGTGAAATATTCAAAAAGTCTGTATCAAACTACTATGGAGAAGTTGAAAAAGTAAGAATAACAGAAGTAAAAACTAAAAAAGGAAAAACCTACAAAGCAGTACCAATGCTTTCATCAAAGAAAAAAGAACAAACAGAAAAGAAAGAAGAAACAGAGAATAACGATCTACCATTCTAAATAAAAAGCAAGTATTGTACTTGCTTTTTTCTAAAGGAGAGTAAGTATGAACGAATTATTTAATGAACTAAAGAAACTAGGAAAAAGAGCCAATCAAAGAATTGTAAGACTTGAAAGACTAACAGGAGCAAAAGAAACATTTGCGGTAAAACAATTAGCAGATTATTTGTCAAGTATGCAAGTAAATGGATGGACAAAAACAGGAAGGGTAAGATATAATACCAATATGACAGAAAGTCAAATGATAGCAATAATAAAAGCAGTAAAAGACTTTTTAGAGAATGAAACTTCAAGAGTAGCACCAGTAAAGAAAATCAAGAAAGAAGTTGAAGAAAGTCTAGGATTTGAAGTAGGATATGATGATATATCAACCATATATCAAGCTAATCAACTATGGGGATGGGTTGAAGATGAGTATGGATCTATGTTCTGGAAAGAAGACGCACCAAGAGTATTTGTAGAAACAAAGACAGATTGGGTAAGTGATTTATGGATGAGATCATCAAATATGAAAGATATAACTATTAAACAAAGACTTGAAGTTATTTATGATTATATCAAAAAATTTGGATTATGAGGTGTTTAGATTGATAAATTGGATCAATTATGAAGGGCATGAAATCAAAAAAATTGGAAAAAGAAAACCATATGATAATACAATTTTTACATTTGATATCGAAACAACTTCGTATATTATTCTTAATGGAAAACAATATGAAACAAAAGACTATTTGAAATTTACAAAAGAAGAAAAAGACAACTGTAATTTTATGTCAACTATGTATATTTGGATGTTTGGAATTGATGACAAAGTATATTATGGCAGAACATGGAGGGAACTAGAATTATTTTTAGATCGAATTGATTTTTTTGATCCAAAAATAAAAAAATATATATTTGTACACAATTTATCATATGAATTTCAATTTTTGAGAAATCTAGTACAATTTAAAAATGTATTTAGTAGGAAATCAAGAAAAGTAATAAAAACAGAGCTTGAAAAATTTAATATTGAATTTAGATGTACTTATTACATGACAAATGTTAAACTAGAAAGACTTGCAGAGATTTATAAACTACCAGTAAAAAAGTTAACTGGAAATTTAGATTATAGTAAAATTCGACATAGTAAAACTATATTAAGTCAAGAAGAATTGGACTATTGCGAAAATGATTGTTTAGTAATTTATCATTATATAAAATTACAACTTGAAGAATTTGAAGAAATAAAAAGACTACCGTTAACATCAACAGGATTTGTTAGAAAAGAATTAAGGGAAAGAGTTTATAGAAATTGGGATTACAAAAATAGGGTATCAAGATGTATTAATACAGATGGTCATTTATTCAACTTACTTGAAGAAGCTTTTATGCGGTCGGCTACACACACGCGAATTGGGTAAAAGCTCGGCGAGATAATAAGAAATGTAACAAGTTTTGATTTTACATCAAGTTATCCGTTTGTAATGCTAACAGAAAAATATCCATCAAGTATTTTTATACAATGTCACATAAAATCAATTGATCAAGTTTTGGACAGATTTTGTTATATTATAAAGGTTACTTTCTATAATATAAGATGTAAATATTTTAATAATTTTATATCATATTCAAAATGTAATTATTTAAAGGGCGGAAGGTATGACAATGGGCGTGTGATATCTGCGGAAGAAATACAATTAACATTAACGGATGTAGATTTAAAATTCATATTTAAGAGCCATGTATTTGATAATTACAATTTTGACGAGGTATACTGGTCATATAAGGATTATTTACCAAAAGAATTTATTGACTTTATATTAGAAAAATATGTAAAGAAAACTGAATTAAAAGGAGTTGAAGGAAAAGAGATAGAGTATGCGTTAGAAAAAGCTAAATTTAATGCACTTTATCGGCTCGGCATGACAGTTACTAATAACATTAGAGATAATGTAATATTTGATAATAAAGAATGGAAAGAAGAGCCGTTGACAAATGAAGAAATACTAGACTTATTAGAACAGCAACAAAAACAAGGATTTTTAGGTTACAGTTGGCGGAATATTTGTGACGCGGTTATGCCAGAAGGAATCTTTTAGAAAACTTAATACAATTGGATAAATGGCAAGTGTATGCCGATACAGATTCGTTAAAAGTTCAAGAAGGATTTGATAGAACAGTAATTGATAATTATAACAAAAAAGTAATAGAAAAAATAGAAAAAGTATGTAAGGATCTTGAAATTGACAAAAATAGATTTATGCCAAAAGATATAAAAGGGAAAAGGCATATTATAGGAATGTTTGAAGACGAAACAGAAGAGGGCGAAGAATTTACATATAATGAGTTTATCACATTAGGTGCAAAAAAATATGCAGATACAAAATGGGTAAAAAATACAGAAAAGAAAACAAAAAACAAAAATGTAATAAAAGTAGAGAATGACAAGGCACTAATATTGGAAATAACAGTATCTGGAGTACCAAAAGAAGGAGCAAAAGCACTAAAAAGTTTAAATGATTTCAAAAATAGTTTTGTTTTTGATTTTAAAGATACAAATAAAAATATGTTAGCATATAACGATGATATGCCAAGTTTTATGTTAACTGATTACAACGGAGTAACAGCAAAAGTTGAGGACAAGTATGGTTGTACATTAGTACCTACAACATATACACTTGGAATATCACAAGAGTATGCGGACTTAATAAGTGATGAAAGCTCAACACATGCACATTATAAAGAATAAAAGGAGTAAATATGAAGGATTTAGATTTTATAAAAAGATACAAAAAAGTAAAAACATTAGGAGAATTATGTAAACAAGAAAAAGTACATTATAGTAACTTAATAGCAGGACAAGATAAAAAGAACGAAAAGAAAATAGCAATATTATGTAAACTAGAAATAATTAAATTATATCATGAAATAATAGAGGATGTGATCACAAATGACACAAAAACAGATACATTATAATATAGATAGAATAGATAAAGAAGACGCGACATATAACCTAATCTATGGAGAAAAAAGTAATGGGAAAAGCTATCAAGTAAAACACAAAAAAGCGGTAGAGCATTATTTAGAAACTGGAAATAGATTTATACTTTTAAGAAGATGGCAAGAGGATATAAGTTCTTTATGGATTGAGCAATATTTTGCAGATGTAGATGTATCAAGACTAACAAATAATAAATATAATTGTATTACAGCTTATAGAAAAGCTTTATATTTTTCGGTGTATGATCCAGAAACTGGAAAAACAAAAAGATATGAAAAAATAGGATATGTTATGGCATTATCAACAGAACAACATATGTCAAGTGCTTCATTTTTGGATGTTGATATAATTATATTTGAGGAATTTATGGAAAGAGGATCATATATCCCTAGAGAGGTTACAAGACTTGGTATATTCTTTTCAACAGTTGATAGAAAAAGAGGAACAACAAAGCTATATATGGTAGGGAATAGTATTTCAAAAATATGTCCATATATAAGAGAATGGGATTTAGAGCCAATTTTCAAAAAATTAAAACAGGGAGAGATTGCAACAAAAGTAATACATAACGAAGAAAACGATGTAAAAATTGCAATTGAATTTTGTCAAAGTTCTGGCGGTAAAACTATGGCGATAGGAAATGCCAAAACAATGATTGATAAACGGAACATGGCAAAGTGATCCTCAACCAAAGTTGCCAGAAAGTAGAAAAAATTATAAAACATTATATAGAATAGGATTTTTATTCAAAGGTTTTAAATTTTTAGCAGATTTAATAAAAGATAAAAAAGGGAATGTCTGTTGGTTTGTTTATCCCTATTACAAAGACTTTTCAAAGAAAATGATAATTATTAGTGATGTAATAAAAGTATCTCCATATTGGCAAAGAGATATATACAATTTATCAATTAATAATGACAAATTAAAAAGGCTTTTAGATACATTTCGAGAAAATAAAATATTTTTTTCAAGTGATTTATGCGGTACGGATTTTAAACAAGCTATTGATTTTTTAATAAGGAGATGAGATAATATGATAAAAGAATTAGAAAAATTATTGATCTTAATTAAGGAAGAAAAAACAGCATTAAATCAAGTAGCAACAATGCCTGAACTAACAAAAATGATTTTTGCATTGGATACAGCAATTGAAATTTTAAAGAAAAATGAAGGGAGTAGAAATTAATGGCTACATTAAATAGTAAAATAATATTATGTAAACGGCATAAAAATGGATAAAGATTACAACAATGTACTTTCTTATAAAGAAAGTCAAATGTTAACATTATGTAATAGTCAAGAACATAAAATAGCAGAAAGAAGTAATTATAGTTTTATCCGCCCAACTAATTCAATTTATGTCGACTTTACATATGAGCAATGTTTACAAGCTAATTACATAGCATTTCAAAATACAGATTATAGCTCAAAATGGTTTTTTGCATGGATTGATGAAGTTATATACAAAGGCGACAAAAATTGTGAAATAAAATATACAGTTGATAGCTGGTCAACATGGTTTGATAAATGGACAAAAAAACCTTGTTATATTATAAGAGAACATGTTAACGATGATACAATAGGAGCAAACACACTAGATGAAAACTTAAATGTTGGAGAAATAATAGAAGAGGGAGAAACAGAAGACTTAAGTTATGGATCATATAAATGGGTTGGAGTTTTAACAAGTCATGATCCAATAACTGGAGATAAATTTCCAGCACCTATTACAGTATATAACGGAAATGTAATGTCAAAGAAATTATGTTTATTTGAAGCTACTGATTATTCAAATCTAGTGAATTTAGGCATATTTTTATTAAAAACTACCAGAGATGATAAAGATAAAGATATCGACTCAATATTTTTCATACCAGATGTATTAATAGATAGATCAACTTTAGTTTTACATAGTGGTACAGTATTACAACAAAATTTAGAATTTTATACATTACCTAATAATTTTGATATTAAAAGTTTTAACACAACAATAACAAAACAACTTTCATTTAGTGATTATACCCCAAAAAATAATAAGTGCTTCTGTTATCCATACAATTATTTGTTTGTTAGTAATAACATTGGAAATTCAAATATATACAAATATGAAAATTTTTTAGGAAATAATTGTATATTTAAAAATGAAGTTACAATGTCTATTGGATGTTCAGGTCGAATAGTACCATTAAATTATAAGAAAATGTCAAGAGATGATGACGAAATAATACCACTAGGAAAATATCCAACAATTTCATGGAGTAGTGATACATATATAAACTGGTTAACACAACAGGCTGTAAATATACCAACACAATTAATTAGTACTGCAATTTCTGTTGCAGGAAATATTGCAACAGGTAATGTTACAGGAACTGTAACAAATGTAGCTTCAACAATTGCAAATACTATTGGAAGTTTTTATCAAGCTTCTTTATTGCCTACCGTTACACATGGTCAAAATACAGCGGATATAAACTTTTTAGCAGGTAGAAATACATTTACATTTAAAAAGATGAGATGTAAAACAGAAAATATGCGTGTTATAGATGATTATTTTAGTCGTTATGGTTATGCTATAAGAAGAGTAAAAGAACCTAATATAACAGGTAGAACATACTGGAATTATGTTGAAATTGCACAAAGTGATGAAATCGGCAACGGAACAGTACCAGGAACATTTATGCAATCAATAAATAATGCATGTAGAAAAGGTGTAACAATTTGGCATGATCATGCTAATATTGGAAACTTTAATTTAAATAATACAATAGTAAATCCATAATATAATTAGTATTTTTGCAAAAATTTTACAAAAATTAATAAAATAATATTAAAAAAGAGAGGTTATAACCTCTCTTTTAATTAACAATATAAAGCTGGAATAGTTAAACAAATAACATCTGTATTAAATGCATTAATATTTGAATGTGTTAAATTATCAGCTTGATTTATAAAACATAAAATTCCTTTATCTAAATTCTCATTATATTGAACTGTTATACTACCCATTAATTTATCGAAAGTATTATCTGTTTTACCACAAAACATTTGCATATATTGTCTAAAAATAGGTAATCCAGAACCTAAGATTAGTCCATCACTAAATTCAATTAATGGTACAACAGTTCTATTACCTAAATTTTGTGCAGTTGTTTTTAAAAACCCTATATTTGCCATTAAATAAATATTTTCATTAACTTGTGATTCTAAAATATATCCTAGGTCATATTTTGTAACATTAGAAGAAGCGTTATATGTTGGTGTTATAAATCCTCGGACAACATTACAGCTTCCTGAAAGAATAGCTTCGGTTAAATATTTTGATAATTCATTTTGACCGTTTTGATTTGGATGATATTTATCATTGGAAAACAATGAGTAATCATGTAAAATATATTGTGTATTATGTAAATATTGACAACCAAATGAACCGCATTGTGTATAAGCAACTAAACTTCTATTTGAAATACTTTGTCGAACATTATAATTTCTGCTCCAACCTACACAACCTAATTTTAAATCAGCTTTAGGAAAAGTTGTTTTAGCATAACTAAAAAATGTGTTCATAGAAGCAAGTATTTCGGTTACTGTATAATTTTTATCATTATATCCTCCAACAATAACAATGTCTGTTATTTCATTTTTGTTTGTAATAGTTTGTTCAACTTCTTGTAATTGAACTAAAAAAGTTTTTCCATTTTTAAAACCACTACCATTTGAAGAATTTGTTATATAATTTTGTGCTGTTAAGCCTAAATATTGAGGAACTAAAGTTGTCCAAGGGGTAGACTGTTCCCCTAATTCATTTTGACCCGTTCCATAACTATCACCTAAAAATATATATTTTTTGTTAGCTTGCTGAATTTTTTGTATTTCTGTACGAGCTATTTGGTCTTTTATATTATATACTCCATCTTGAATTTGTATTTTTGAAATATCTGCCATTAATTACCACCTCCCAATTGTAAACTTATTTCAACTGTTTCTGTTGAACTTGTATAAGTTCCAATAATTGAAGCACCATCAATTTTTGTATTTGCTGAATTTGCTGAACTTTGAGCTGTTGCACTATCGACTATCGCTTGATCTGCTTTTGTATCTGCATTACTTGCTGTTGTTCTTGCTGTTCCGTCTTTTATTCCATATGTGTTTGCTCCTATTTTTAAATTACTTATATCTGGCATTATTCATTCCCCCTTTGGTCTAAAAATAATATTAATGTTTCTGTATCTGGTTCATACATTGTATTTATAATCATATCATTAAATTTTTGATTTATATATTCATTCAATTCTTTTTCTAAAACATCATTTGCAAAAATTACAACCTCATTAATTTTTTTATTCATTTTTTCAAGAATTTGATATAATGTTATCTGGTCAAATGTTTCAGTTATAAAAGGAAAATTATTTAAACATTCCAAAAATAATGGGGATATTTTATTATTTTTATTAGGTAACATTTTTTCTCCTTTCTAATATATAAGTTGATAAAATAAGACATCCAAATCTTTATATATCATACTATATATGTTTTTCATTTTTTCTAAATATTCAAAAATTAATTTTGGATCAATTTTTGTTATTACATCTTGACTTGTATTAGCTTCTATTGTATTATTTGTTCCATTTTCTTCATTTGTAATTGTTGTATTATCTTTTATTTCTTCTGTTTTGTCAACTGTTTGAGTTGAATTTCCAGTACTTTCGCTGGTGTCTTCACTATTTGATGTATTATTATTTAATGTATAATCTGTTAAGTAACTTGCGTTTTGTACATTTTCTATCTCACTTTGAGGCAATTGGCTGTTTCTTCTGTCTTCTGTAACTGTTGTATCTGTACTCGAAGTATTAGATATTGTATTTTCTCCTGTTGTTTCATCTGTTCCTGTTCTATTAATTTTTCCATTTTTTACATTTTCACTATTTGAAGTTGATGTATTATCAATTGTTTTATTTGATGAAAAATCATGTATTGTTTTTTCGCTTTCATTTATTTTATATGTTTCTAATGCGTCAAACATTTTATTATAAAATGGCATGATCTCATTCATTTTTGTTTCAAGATGTATTAAAAAATCAACAGGTGTTTCATATCCAATCCTTCTTTTAATAAAATGATTTAATATATTTGTTTCAAATTCTGCCTTGTTTACATAATTAGATAATGGATATTCAAAATCAAAAATCTTTGTTCTACCAACTTTTGCAAGGTTTCTTACACTTGTTTTTTCTTCTTTTCCTTCATTTACTAATAATTCCAAAAGTGCATATAATGTTATTGGTTGAGTGTTCATAGATGGAATTCTTGGCATTAAATAAGGATATAAAAAATAGTCATATGGGTTCATTATTCTTCAACCTCGCTTTCTGTTTCTGGTTCTTCATTTAATTCTTGTTCCATTTCTTCTATTGAATTTGGTAATCCATCATAATATTTAACTTCAATTGGTTTTTCTAATTTATCTGCAAATAATAAATTGATTTTATCAATTGCTCTTTTTCTTGGTTCAAATCTTGAAAATCTACTTGCAACTGTTCCGCCTTGCATTGCTTGAATTTCATCTCGTATATTTCTTTCTTTTTTAGTTACTGATAAATTTGATACACCAATTAATCTTAAAAATTCATTCCAGATTTTATCTTTTTGATCTTGTATCTTGTCGCTTACATATGGTGCTGGTTCTAATAAACAGTTGACATCATCTAAATTGATTTCCTCGTATGTTGCAACTGCTTCTTGAAATCCGTCTATATTTGCCATCATATCCTTAAAAGATTGCAAATATTCTTCTTTTACTTTCCACACGCGCGGTGTCTTCTGCTGACCGCAAGTTGACATCGATTGTACGACTGCAAAGAGCCAACCTCTCGGCATATTGTAATATGTCAAGCCATAATGGATATCTTCCATTATTATCGTACATTATAACAAATTCGCCTTGTTCAAGTTTTCTATGATATCCGTTTTTTCCTTTTACTTCAATCTTTCTTGGTCTTCCATATACATCTAAAGTGCTAATATTAACATAAGGAAGAGCCAACATAGTTCCTAATATATCATCATAAAACCATGCAATAGATCCCTTACGCATTAAACAAGAATTAACAAAGGCTGTATCTATATACTCTGGTAGGTTTGAAAATTCAAAAACATTTTCTGCAAGTGTCAAACATTGTCTTAAATACATCAAATAAGTTTGATAATTATTAAGTTGTGAGTCAATAAGTTGTTTTCTCATTTTATCTCCCTTCTTTTAAAATAGAGGGATTAGAATTTTAATCCCTCTTGTTTTAAAAAATATGTTATATTATCCGTTAGATTGTTGAGTTACATTTTCTGCAACTGTAACTGTTGCTGTACCTGTTACTGTTGAGTCATAAACAGATGTTGCTGTTACTGTTATTGTTTCAACTGTTGCTGTTGATGGTATTGTTAATTCTCCTGTTTGATCTATTGTAACTCCGTCTGCTAGAGCGTCACTATCTACACTCCATACAACTGCCTTATTTGTTATACCAGCTGTTACAACTGTTGCTGATAATGATAATTTTTGTCCAACAGATACTGTTGCTGTTGATGGACTTACTGTTACACTTATTACATTTGAAGCTTGTTTACTAAATACGATACATTGCTCAAATGGGCTTGTTGAGAAAATACGCCATGCATGAAGCCACATATTACGGGCTTTTGACTCGGGATTTGTGAATTCTGCTTCATTATCAATAATATATTTATAATCTTTAAACCAATCATCTGTTATTGTCATTGCTATTACATTTTGTAATTTTGTAATTTCTGCTTCTGTAAATTCTTGGTATTGATCTCCCAATAATTTTGCTAATCTATTCCAGTCGTTATTCGCAAAACCATCGATTAATGCTAATTTTGAACGCATCTCGGCCTCGTCTTTATAATAGCTTGTAGCTAAAACCATAGTTGATAGACGGGCTTCGAATCCAGTACTTAATATTGTTCTTTGTTTTGCAAATGGAGTTTGTCTATATGCTCCTGCTGGATTATATTTGTTATTCATAAATAACATATTATTTGAATATTCTTTTAATATAGCAACATTTTCTCTTATATCGTTTGTATCAAAATTTGTTATTGCAACAGATGGTACTGTACCATTTATTATTCTTCGTTGTACCTGGTATTTATCTACTAAGTATCTGTCATACATGTATGATTTTCTTAAATTTGTATAAACTTTTTCTACTAAATCATATAAACCACTTTCGCTGTCAAATGCTAAAGATATTTCGTCAACATTAACTGTTGTTTTATAGAATTTTTGGAAGTTCAAATCATGGAAATAGTTCATTAAATTTGGTACTTCTTGCTCTAAAAAGTGAGTTGCTGATTTCATGTGTTCGTTGTAGTCTTGTGCTTCTACTAAATCTAAAATCATTTCTCTTACTGTTTGTCCGAATCTTATTTCACCTTGTTCTGTGAAATTTTCCCATGCATTAAATGCTTCGTCATCATCTATTATTGTTACTGCAATTAAGTTTACTGTATTTAAAAATGCATTTCTATATCTATCACTTTTTACAATAAGATCTCCAATTTGTCTCATTGTTTTACCTTGAATTTCATTTTTTAATCCTTCTCTTAATGTTGGATCTTCATTAACTATATAATTTAATAATTTTTCATTATTACTTTTTGTTAATCTTTTTGCCATCTTATTAATCCTCCTCTTCTTTTACTTCTTCAAAAATATCTTCTTTTTCTACTATTTCTTCTTCTTTCATTCCGTCTTCGTCTTCTTTTTCTTCAACTTCTTCTGTTTTGAAAAATCTTTCTTTGTATTTGTTTTGTAGATCAAGATATTTTTGCTCTAATTCGTCATATTTTTCTTTTTCAACTTTTTCTGTTGTATCTTCTTCAACTTCCTTGAATGAGTCTTCGATGTCTTCTAGTAATTCAATTTTTACTTCGCCATCTTCTAATTTCTCATCAATTTTCTTTTTTAGATCTTCTTTACTTAATAACATTTTTACACCTCCTTTTCTTTTTCTCTTTCTAGTTTTTCGCATAATTTATTTAGTGCCATTGTGTTGTTATTTAATGCTTCTTTGATTTCATCCTTAAAAGCATTCATTTCTTCGCTGTGTTGTTTGTTTAGTTCTTTTACATCTTCCCTGTTGTTTTTTGTTTGATCTTTTACATATAATGCCATACATATACAAGCAACAATTGGAAAGCCTAGAGAACTGATAATTTGTACCCATGTTTCCATTTTCAATCCTCCTTTTTATATATTGTATACATAAAATAGAAAAAAAGTCAATATTTTTATATTGACTTTTTTTTTTCTATTCTTGGTTGTATGTTGTAAAAACAATGTCAAATGATAGATTTGATCATGGACATTTTTATTATATCATTATTTTATATTTTGTCAAGACCTTTTTTCTCTTATTTTTCTTGTTAATACTGCCCATGGAAATTTCTTTTTTTCAACATCTGTTACAGGTGGCGGAGGTGGTGGCGGAGGTGTTGAGTCCCAATGTACGATCGTACCTCTTTCGTTTGGTATTCCTAGTTCTTCACTTGGATTTAAAAATGTATCATAATTCCAAACTGGACTTGTTGCATATTCTAAATGTAAGTGAATTCCAGATACATTTCCTGTCGCTCCCATAACTCCAACTTTTGTATTTATGTTAACTGTATCTCCTGCACTTAATGGACTAGGTTCTTTCATGTGACAGTATCTCCAATAATTTCCGTTTTGATCTTCTATTAATATTTGGTTTCCTAATGTTCCATCATAACTGGTGCTATATACTGTTCCATCACATACTGAATACAAATCTGGATTAGCTGGTGTACTTCCATATGGTGCAAAATCTGTTCCAGTATGAAATCTCGCCCACATCGGCCCTGTTTCGCCATAGACAGCTGTTAAAATTGAGTCACTATGTACTGGGCTGTTATTTATTGTTACTTCGCTCATTATTTACCTCCCATTTATTATTTAATTCTTCTAAAGTAAATACTGTTGGAAATTTTTCATTTTGAATAATATTATGTATAACTTTTTTAAGTTCTTTATTTTCTTTTATTAGTTCTTCCATGGCTTGTGCTGTTTTTTCAAAATCTAATTTTATTCCTGTATCATTTCCAGTTAATACTTTTATTGCTTTTTCTAATATTTCTATATTATTCATTATTCCTCCATAACGTATTCATTATCTTCAATATTATTAGCATATTTTAAACATCCTTTTACGTATTTGTCTTCTAAATAATGTAATTTTTCACAAAATATATCTTCGTTTGTATCTTCCTCTATATTTATTATTTCCATAGCACTAACATTTATTCCCATAATATATAAATACATTTCATTTTCTTTATATTCATTAAATCTAATATTAATAGTTGCGTTATATAAATCGTTTATTTTCTTATTAAAACATGCTAATATATTAATTATTCTAAATAAATCATTCATATTAATTCCTCCTATTTATAATTACAATTGATCATGTAACCTCTTTTTTTATTTACTCGTATTTCGACATAGTCCCAAGTGTATCCGTCTGCAATTGCTACTGATGGTTCTATTACATATAGTGTTGTATTTGCTAGATACAATACTGCCTCGCTTCCTTCGGTTGTCGGTTTATCTCTTAAATTTGTATTTCTTGCCAGTGTCTTTAATGGTCTATCATCATTTTGATAATTTGCAGTATTATATGTTCCAACTTCATTTGGTATTCTCATGTATTCTGCTGGATTTGATGTGTCCGCATATGAATTACTTTCGTTTCTTATTTCATAATGTAAATGTGTACCTGTTGAATTTCCTGTACTTCCCATTACTCCAATTTTACTTACTCTTGATACTTCTTGTCCTACACTACATGTTATTTTTGATAAATGACAAAACCAGTGATATTTTCCAGTTGATTTGTCCCTAACTACAATATAATTTCCATAGCTCTTATCGTATCCTGTTCTGTGTACTACTCCATCACATGTTCCGTATATTATTTGATTATCACTATATAGATCAATTCCTGTGTGCCAGCCACATGCCCATGATCCTTTTCTTTTGTATTCGCATGTTACCCTGAAAATTCCTGTTAATGGTATATTAGTTGACATAATTAATCCTCCTTAATATTAATTCTATATCCTAATTCTTTTCTATTTCTTCCTTTGTCATTTCTTTAATTTCTGGTCTTTCTAATAATGTTAATAAATTTTTATTTATATATCTTCCTCTACTTTTATCTAATATTACATCCCCATCTATATTATGCACTCCTTTTACTTCAAATATTTCATTAGAATTTGAAAATATTGAAATAAGATCTAGTGTTGCATCTTTACATCCGTTCCAAAAATTATTTGATAAATCATATATGGTTGCATACTTATTTATTTTTACTTTATCTCCTACTTTAAATTCCAT